TGTTCAGCAAAAGATAGCAAACGTTCTGTTAGACATTCGTAAAATCCACGCTGTCAGCAAGAGCTTCTTCTATCTGAGCTTTAGCCCAAGGTAGATCTATATAAATCTCTTTAGCTTTATCTATAGTCAATTCTGGTTGCTCACCATCGTAAGTGATGTTCCAACTCTTAGTTACTTTAGCCATATGTAGTATAGCACTAGCCTCTAAGTCCTCAGCAGTAACTTGCATCCTACCTGACTTTTCCATACGCTTAAGTTTAATATTTGTTTGTCGATGTACTTCTGACTTATACTCTTTAGTATGAGGAGCATACATAACAATAGTCATTTGAGTGCCATCTTCATTCATAAGAGGCTCATCAGTAGATGGGTTGTGTATAAGCACTTCAACAGTGTCAGTCTTTGGTGTTAAGTCTTTTAAATCCATATCGAGTTTCCTTATCGAGTTCGGGTTAATAAATGGGGAACGTCAGACCCGACACCAACGTCCCCCCACTCTAGCTAGAGTATTCTTTACGAGCGTGTAATACGCAAGTTAGTAGCTTCTGTTGGGTCACGTAAAGCGACAAAGCTAAGATTTACTATTCTGCTTGTAGGACCATCTACGCCTACATCAGCACTATTTATTTTACATCTAGGGAAGAAGAACTCCATAGTGTTTGGTGTGCCAGCATTGTCACCTACAGTAACCTTAAGAGGTGTTTCTGTTTCATTGACAAATCTATTGATTAGTGAGGCATCCTCAAAGTAAGCTGAAAGAGTACCTTCTACTACAGCGTTACCTACTTCTAATGCAGGTGCGCTATCGTCACCAACAACAAATGTAGGAGCAAAGCTGTTAGTTAATGTGAAGTCCATAGCTGTAACTATAGCTGATGCTGATCCACCTATCTCTAAGTCACCTGAGTAAGAGTCAAATGGGGAAGCTCCAGAAGCGGCATCTTGTGTCTTTTCTGAAGCACTCATAGTCATGCTCTTACCGACTAAACCAAATGTACCTGTTACCATAGCATTAGGTGCTAACGATACAGCTAGTGAGTTGACTGAACAACCTGTAAACAATCTAGCTTGGTCGATGTCAGCGGCATAGTCCTCGATGGAAAAATACTTTGGTGTTGTACCAATTTTAAGTACGTTTGTAGACCATGCACTTAACATAGCAGACTCTAGTAGTTCGTCGAAGTCTCCATCTCGAAGATCTCCTACAATGTCTCCAGCTACTTGACGGTTGCCGTGACGGTCTACTCTAGACATACGGTCAGCTTGAATGTCAGTACCTTCAACACGATCTTTAGTCATGTTAAGTGAATGGGAAGTGAAAGGTAAGTTTTGGAAGTTACCAGCAGGTGTCGTACCGAAAGTTGTTTCAGTAATGTACGACAGACTGGAACGTGAACCCTGTGCAAAGGCCATATTATATTCTCCTATAGAATTATTTGTAAGCGTACCAACCTATATTGACAGGTACTAAGAACCAAGGACTATCAACTAAAGCCTGATCTGCTTCAGCGTAATCTATAGATACTGTTACGTTGTTTGTTGTAAAAGATGAGGTAGCTTCAAACGCAGTCATTACGTTCTCTGCTATAGTTTCAGCGGCAGATGGTCCATTACCTTCTGGTGCATAACAATTTATAGCAAAGATGCCATCATATCTCTGCTGAGGATTTAAGCCCCTTACGGCTGGCCTACGTGAAGTGGGCAGGTAATCTACCTTTATATAGCTAGTGCCAGTTGTAGGTACATAAGGAACGTTCTCGTAAGCTATTTGAGGTACGTTAGATATATTAGCTAACTGTACTTCTAGGATAGACCTAATCTCTTTGTGTATATTAGCCATATATTTTCCTTAACTTACTAAAGATACGGTATCCGTACTTGTATTCAACATCCCTAGCATACCTAGAGCCATTCATCACTGTAACTTTAGGTCCACGATTACCTTGAGTAGATTCTATAGATACCATAACTCTTGCTACATCTCTACTTAGAGTTGATAAAACTTTAGATCCTACTGCTTTTGGGCTTACGCCTCTAGGTCTACCTTTAGAAGACACAGATCTTATTTTACCTGCTCTGCTAGACATTATAGAAAAGGATTCTAAGTAAGACCCAGAATCTACAGCACCTAGATTGCCAGTATTCTTATTTGTGGAAGACAGAGTGAACTTAACTATATCAAAGGCTACATTATACAATACATCTTCTGTGGTGTTCATAATAGTATTATCCAGTTTAGCTAACTTCTGGTATAAACTTTTCCTTACTAGTAGTTCCATTATTCAGTTACCTCACATACGTAACAAACTGCTACTCCAGATGAATAGATAGTTCTAACCCTAACGATAGATACATCGTCACCTCTACCAGATATAATATCTTTATCTGTAGGTATTGCAGGTAAGCCAAGAGCAGGTATTACACAACTGCGAGTACCACGAGTTATGTCGTTTAGTAGAACGCCCTCTTGTACATTATACATATAGGCAGTTATTTCATATTCTTTAACTGTACTAGAATATTCACCAGTACCAGCATTGTAAGAACCAGCAGTAGTCTTCTTCAGTATTAAAGTACTACCATGACGTTGTACCAGTTTAAGTAAATTGTACGCTTGCATGTGACATCCCTATTCGTAATCAGTAGTTTCTGCGTCTATCTTAAATTGATCCTTGTTGAACTCTGGTCTAACTCGATTAGTATTTGCTCTTACACCCTCCACAGTGGAAACAGAAATACCTCCAGCAGAAATACCTAAGCTACCACCTAGTTTAGTTCCTTGATACTCTAGTGTATCCGCTAACTTAGTGTAGTGAGCTTGTAGCTGTGATGAGGCTTCTTTTAACGCACCGCTGATCTCTAAATCAACAGACCGAGAGTACTTAGCCGCTATAGCTCTACATAACCACCCACCAGCTTTATATACGTTGTTGTTAGCTTGAGCTAAGGCGAATGAAACTTCTTCATCTTGTACTTGCTTATCATTTAGATCTGTATCGCCGATTAACAACCTAGTAGAGTTTAGTCTACCTAGTGCATCAGTTATATTTAGATTTCCTTCGTCGTAGCTCCAAGCCATTAGTCGTTCTCCAACTCTCCATAATTTCTACGCCAACTACGGAGTAAACCGCGTTGCTTCTCTAGTATCTTAGACTTCTTACACTTCTTACGAGTAAACTCTGCGTGGGAATTAGTCTTAGCTTTTACTTTAGCATTGATCGTATCTACCAGTACACCTAGTGATGCGACATCAAGTACTTCTAGTCCGTCTCCAACCTTAGCTTTAACCTCTAGGTCAGAGTTATGATGCAGAAAGTTATTGTTGTATAAGGTCTGAACAACGTCACTAGAGAGAGATAACTCTTTCCAAGGGTAATGTTCTGATCTCTTCCAATCTCTTCCTCCACCATTAAATTCTTGTTTTATAAATACGGGTCTATCAAACTGAAATGGTATCATATCGGGTTCTCCTTAATAAAAGAGGTGAGGACACTTAAGCCCTCACCAAATGATTTGTATAGTTTTATGCTATAGCTGTGTTAAAGAATACACCTAAGTCAGCACCAGTGACTTTCATGTCGTAAGACATTTTAACTTGGATGTGTTCTGCAACCTGTTGACGCTTGAGAGCATCGTCTGAGTATGACTCAACCGTGATACCTAAGTTGTTTACACCGTCTAAAGTGTTCCAAGCAAATGTACCGCCAGCCATAGGTGTCATCAATCCAGCTGAAGGAGCAACGTGTGCTAACATAGCTGTTTTACCACCGATGAAAGAGTTGCTTTCTGCAATACCTTCTGCTGAGTCATTCTTGACTGCTTCCATTACATAGAAATTAGACACTTCAAAGATCTCAGCTAGTTTAGCGTCTGTGATCAATGCAGGGTTAGCTACAGTTGATCCGCCGTTTAAACGTGCTAGGATGTCTGGGTGGTTAATTAAGATGTCACGAACTTCTTTACCTACAACCATTGTGTTTGGCTTGTATCCACCAGACTTAAGTTGCATCGCTCGACGTGCTTTAGTAACGTCTACGATTGGTGTAGCGTTTGTGTAGTCTGACCAGTATGTGAACTCTGAGTCTAAGTTGTTGTCGCCGTTAGCTACGCCATCATACTCTGTTCCCCAAACATTAGTTGAGAAGAAAGTTGAAGCGAATTGCTCTTCACGGTGGATCATCAAACGTGTCGCAAGTGTTTGCGCTCCAGCAGAACGAATTTCCAAAGCGGCATCTTCGTTAGCTAGTGTTTGTTGATCGAAGTCCATACCTAGACCAAATACGTCTGCAAAATATGAGCTTGTTGATAGTGACATACCGATACGGTTCACTTCTGTACGTGGAGCTAATTTCTTAACGTCCCCTGTACGATTCATGTTGTCACGGTCATAGATGTAATACTTGTCTGACTGCTTCTGTACGCCGACGATTGGGAACACTTTGTCCGCAATGAAGTTTGTATCTGCTTGTGCATAAGCGATAGTCAAGTTAGTAAGTGGTTGATCCAGATGTACACTGGATGGTGTTAATAATGGCATAATATATATTCCTTAAATTAAGCGTGAGCGTTAGCGGCTAGGATCAATTCGATTGCGATGATTTGACCGTCAACACCTGCTTCGTAAGCACGACCAACGATGATGTCACCAGAAGCCGCATTGACAGCTTTACCAGCGGCATCGATTGCCACGTCGTCTGCTATAGTTACGGCTCCACCACATTTTACCATGACTTTACCTGAGTGAGTTATTGTGCAAGCATTTCCAGCTTCAGCACCTACAGCTATTACACCGATAGTACCTTCACCGTCTCCAGCTAAAACAGCTTTAGCGGCGGCATCCATTTTTGCGAATAAGAATTGAGAGGTGCTAAGATCAGCACCAGCGATTAGAGTGCGGTTGTCGCGTGATTGCGTTACAGCCATGATTATTCCCCTTTATAGGATTTAGTGATAAGAGCTTTACCTTCATCGGTCTTTGCGACAGCAGAGTATGCTACAGCGTATTCGCTCTTCTTCATTGTGTTAGTGTCCATATAAGACTTTACAAGTGCATCAAGTTTATCTGAAGCGGTAGTAAACTCACCGTCAACATCTGCCTTGCCTACTTCTTCCATAGATGAACCAAATGCTTTATCAGCGGCTTTTAGTACACCCATAACTTCTTCATTAGTCTCAAATGATTTGACTAATTCTTTTGCTGTAGCTACGTCAAAGTTAGGAAGGTTTTCTTCCGCTTTAGTTGTTAGCTCTAAGTCAGCTTTAGCAAACTCAGCTTCTTCTAACGCCTTTAAGATAGGTGCTGGAATGTCAGCTTTGTTTATTTTGTCGCCTTCGTACTCAAGGAACTCTTCTGGAGCTTTCTTTTCGATAGCGTCTGATTTGATTATGTAGCCGTTCTCAATTAGAGATTTACGTAAACGCTCATTCTCTGCTTTAAGAGTTTCGACTTCAGCGTTAGCTTTGTCTACTTCAGCTTCTTTTGCTTTCTTCATGTCTTCGTCATAAGCCTTCTTAGCTTCTTCTTCAGACATACCCTTGTCCATGTAAGGCTTTAGTTTACCTAACATCTCATCGGACATTTTTACTGTTGTTTCTAATTCTTCGTTCATAGTTTCCCCGTCGAAGTTGTCGCGCTTAAATAAAGATACCATTGCCTCCGCATTGGCAGGACGATCTACCAAAGACAATTCGTCCAATTCAAGCATGGTTAAAAGGTTAGCCATTATAGTCTTCCTTTGTTGCTTTGCCACCAATGCTAAAGGCGGCGAGTTCACCAGATTTTACCTTAGCCCAGACATCATCGCTATATACTTTAAACGCTACTATCCAACCTTCTCGGTCACTCTGGATGCCAAGGGAATCACCAATCTCTTTAGTGATAGGCATAGAATGGATAACGGCCCCAATCTGCTCACCCTTGTGCATTTCTTTACCTACACGTACATGCTCCATAAACTTATTTACAGCACTTACTAACGTGTCAGGTTTAATTACATCACCTTGTCTATCGACTACTGGTTCACCTTTTTCGGTTACTACAGAAGCCCAGCCATAGACCATGCGTTGTTCTTCATCGGTCTTTAATATTTGACCTGTAATATCTTTAGTCATACTTCCCACTGTGCTACCACTCCACATTCTACAAGACCAATATCTTGCTGAGGTTTTATCTTTAGCCGTACTACATGAATGTCGGCTTCTAAAGTTAGCTCTAGCTTTCGGGTCATCTCGACGAATTTCCATGTTAGGGTCGCCGAATGTAACTTTGACAGTCTTGTCACCAGACTTAACGTATACACCAAACTTCTTACTAGACCCTTTTGGTAGTCTGAAAGGTTTGTTTAGTGGCTTGTCTGCTTTGTCCACAACCTCAGCATACTTATTTAAGCTAGTCATCTTGTGACCAACAAACTGATTACGTGGTTTACCTTCATCATCAACTAGCTCTATACGTGCCGCTGGTTCCTCTTTAGTGCCTGTTATCTTTACAGGTATGTTAGGTACTGCACCATCACGATGTATGCTTCTTATGATACCTCTTGCTGTACCACCTGATGAAGACCAGCTTACTCTATCACCTACTTTAGCCATTAATCTAAGTCCTCTTTAATAATAATAGTAAAGTAACCATTGTTAGGGAATGTCTCTACTGTGTTATCAGCATATGTAACCTCTACTTCACCATAGTAAGTACCAGCAGTGTTAGTATCTGAGGCTACCCAAGGATATTGCACTATACCACCAGAAGCACTTGTAACTGTCATAGGAGCATCTACCTTAAGTGTTGTTGCTCCAAACGCTTTCATGTGAAACCTAACACCATTGTTACCTGTGATGTCTATTGCGTTACCACTTGCGTCTTCTAGGGTTACTGCCAACTTAGGGCTAGTATCATTCGTTTTAATTCTAAAAGCCATTAGCCTATCTTAACCTTATTGTTTGAGTCAAATCTAACTGAGTTACTGTTTGCTATTTCTGTTCTACTACCTATACGTTGGTTGCCTATGTTAACTACTCTAGCTAAAGCTGGATTATAGTAAGGTTCACCTAAGACTGGGATGCCAGTAATAACATTACCTAATAAGAAGTAATGATCACCTATTATAACAGTACTGCCTACTTCTGGTGTTCCTGTTATAATGTTAGGAGACGAAAGATTTATAAAATACTGTAGTACAGCATCATCTACATCTGGTACTCCAGATACTAACTCTCCAGTAGAAAATGTCTCTTCTTCTGACATTGGTATATCAGGTACACTTACATCACCAGTATTCATGTCCCCAGTAGAAATTATGTGATCTTGATTTATTACTACAGGGTCAAGTACAGGAGGTGCAGTATTTAAGTTTGCTACCTGTATTATATGTTCTTGTAGTATTGCAACACTAGGAGTTTCTGGGGTATCTACAATTATAGGTCTAGCAACAAACGTCTCTTCTTCTTGCATAGTAGCAGAAGGTATACTTAAATTACCAGTATCTAAACCTCCAGTATTAAGAGTTTGACCTTGATTTACTACAGCAACACTAACATCAGGATTACCTGTACTAATATCCCCAGTAGAAAATGTTTCTTCTTCTGACATTGATATTGCAGGTAGATCTGTGTTACCTGTATCTAAGTTAGGAGTAGAAAGTACATTACCTTCTGTAATATCTGCACTGTCAGTATTTGGAGTATCAGTAATTATATTTATGGCAGAAAGTGTTTCTTCTTCTGACATTGTTACGTCGTCAACAACTACAGAACCAGCATCTAAGTTATTAGAGTTTAGAGTTTGACCTTGATTTATAGAAGTAGTGTTTAGGTCTGGACTACCAGTGGAAATTGAAGTTGCTGTAAGGTCGTATCTAAGTAAGATATTGACAGTACCTAAGACTGGGTTTCCTGTACTTATAGTTGTAGCAGTAAATGTCTCATCTTCTTGTAGTAGTGCAGTATCAAGGTTAGGATTGTTAGTATCTAAGTCTTCAGTAGAAAGTGTTTTTCCTGAGTTCTTACTAGGTTGTCCTAATACTGGACTTCCTGTAGTTACAAATAACGCACCAAGAGTTTCGTCTTCTTGCATTGTAACAACAGGTACACTTGAAGAACCAGTTGTAATGGCACTAGCTGTTAAATCGTATTCTTCGCTCCCCATACCTGCAAAGGTAGCGGATGCAAAAGGGCTAGTACCAAACATTTATTTCTCCTAGTTCTCGTCACCCACGTATCTAGATGTCCACATAGTTAATGAATATTTAACCCCAGACTGTAGCTCATCGACATAATGACCATGAGTAACTTGACTAGGGAATAGTATACAACTTCCGACGGGTACATCTAGGTTCGTAAAGTCCTGACGTGGGAAATAGAGTGTAGCACCCTCATAGTTGTCGTTTAATTTAACGCTACCAGTTATAAGAGATGCGTCTGTATGAAGACCTAAAGACTTCTGTGTATCCATAGCATAACGCATAGTAAAAGCATCACGTAGTCCCATGTATTCTACAGGCTTCCAGTGTTTCTCACATATCTTAAATAGTCTATCTCTCCAAAGAGCTTCATACTCTTCCCACAGACCTAATCTCTTTAGTCTTATTTCTTGTGCTGGAAACTTGTCTCCTTCTAGATTACCCCAACCACCTAGAGCATCAGACTTAGCTATTAAGTCTTTACACTCACTCTCGGATAGTAGTCTTGTAACTAGCAAGTCTTGTGCTACTTCTTTGTAGCTTAAATCTCTACTTGCCCTAGTAATAGGAGAGGGTAGTTTCTCACACCCAAACTCTTTAGCTAGTTTATAGAAGAAGTCTTTCTCTGACTTACCTCCATTACCATGATATATACAACCACAGCAATTAGTTCTGTCATTCCAGAGTTGACCATTTACTATCTTTATATTTGTATCATGGTTCTGGAAAATGTATGCTTCGTAGTCTAATCCTACTTTGTTTGCATACTCTGTTTCTACTGTACCATCTTTTAGTTTTAAGTATCTAGTTTGACAATAGAGTTGATCATCACCTT